TTCTATTACTGAACCAGCAGAACCATCCGCCCCATCTGTTCCATTATCTTTTCCAACACCTCCTGCTCCACCATTGGCTGTTTTTATTCCAGCTCCAGAATACTTTTGATAAAGAAGGACTACAGCTCCTCCCCCACCACCACCCCCACCACAAGGTTCATAATTATTAACTGAATCCCAAGTTGCATCTGCTCCCGCACCACCATTGGCGGATATTGTGCCATTATTAACAATTATCCTTGCGGCTATCCAGCAAATTCCACCACCAGAACCACCACCCCCACCATAATTAGTACTCGTTGGATTCCAACAAGCACCACCACCACCACCAGCACCACCCATAATTTTATCCGTATTGGGAAACTCCGTCATCATTACCGTGAAGGGATATGCTCTAAAATTATAAGTTGTGGGTGTAGCTGTTCCTGCCGAACCACCTCCACCACCAGAAGGACTTATTCCTCCAGCACCCCCACTTGCTCCAAGGGACTTTGTCACACTTGTCCCATTTTGTTCCGGTAAACTAGGTGCTCTACCTCTTCCGCCAGCACCAGAACCACCAAGTGTTCCTGCCTCAAGGGCTGCTCCACCGACATACCCAGAACCATCGTTTCCATCTCTATCTATTTTTCCTCCAGCAGCAATAGTTAATGTTCCCTTTACAAAAAGTCTGTATCCCCCAGTTTTTATTCTTACCCCATTTCCTACTGTTAAGTTATTATAAAAATAATCCCTTGTCATTGTAAAACTTTCCGGAGTAGCATCGCCGTCTGAACCATCTCCAAATATAACTTTTCCAGATAAAATCGCACCTTGGTCATCTACATACTTTTTATTTGCTACTTGATAATCTGTTGTCGGTGCTGATGATGGGGTAATGGGAAAAGATCCGAATGTTTTAATTCCAGCAATTGTTTCATTTCCGCTCAACCTTACAAAGTCTTCAACGGTTGAATAAAGTAATAATGTTGTGGTTGATGTTGCTAATCCAATTTTTGCAGGGTATGTTCCAGAAGAAGACGAAATCGCTCCAGCGGTATTTGCTAAAAAGTATTCTGATCCAGCTGTTAATCCGCTCAACCCAGAAACCCGACCCCCAGTCTGAACTTTTTTTACATCATTGGCATTTCCGCTTTCTTTGGCAATTCCGACAAAATTATGAATTCTTTCGTCGTTATAAGCAGCCGAAGTTTTATATACTTTTGAGTCTGCCGCTTTTAGATAAAGAGCTTGTCCAGCCGTGATTGTTTCTCCGTAGGTAAAATCACGGTATTGGTTTAATGCTTCTTGATCGTTTTGCAAGACTTCAGATGCTTTGATTTCTGAACCTGCGGTAAATTGATTTGTTGGTTCTGCCATATTATTCTATTGTCACTTTATAATCTATTGTTAATGATTCCGTTGCCGACTTTGTTAACGGAAGCTCTGCCGTCTCTGAGCCTGTTATTCTTGAAAAGAGTTGACCAGAATCAGCAGCTCCTGTTCCGTCAATGAAATGTCCAATTTCTTTATAAGTCCCCGTTGTCTCTGTTGCCGTGAAGAACGTTGAAAAATAAGCTACGTTGGCATCGTATGTTGACGAACTGACTAATTTCCGAAAGACCTCTGCTCCAAGTTTTGTATTTTCGTTTGCAGCAGCGGTATCGTCTGTTCCTAATGCACAATAATTTATTTTTAATGTATAAGTAAATGTTCCAGCAAGCCTTGCCGCAATAACCGTTCTTCCTATTGTTGGACAGAGATTCTTTATTGTTACTTGTTTTTTTAGGAATTTGCTGTGAAGCTCTCCAACCAATTTGTGGTATTCGCTTCCCGACGCTTTTGATATTTTGTTTTGCAATTCTAAAGCTTCTGGGCTTGACACATCACAAACCGAAATTGTTGCTTCACCTTTTATTTTTAAGTTTGAATTCATATTTTTTATGCTGCGAAATTACACGATCTATTAAAGAAGGCGGGTCTTTTTCGGTCATTATCATTGGTTGGAAAATAAGGACCATAAACCCACGTTGGCGGACTGTCTTTTATCATTCTTATCAAAGACTCTGAAACAGAAACCGTGTCTATTGTTTCCAGATCTAAGATATAATCTTCATCGTTTAATTTAATCAGCTCTGAAATTGTTACGGTATCAATATTTTGCAAATCAACAATGATATCTAAGACCTCTCCCTCTTGTTTAAGGATTCCGACCTTTTTATTTGTATCTTCTATTTGTTTTTGTAAGAAGTTAATAATTCCAAGAGTTCTTCCTGTCGAGGCATCAACCTCATAATAAAACCCCTCTGCCGGCGACCTCATCTTTATTGTAATTTTCTCTATAATATAATCTTGATCTATTTTTCTTATATCAGAACCAATGTGTATTTTTTGACCGGGTCTAAGACCGGGTTTTGTTGTTATAAAATGTGCTTTTTTTATTGGAGCTGCATAATCAAGAAATTCCGCTTCTGCTCTTTGCCTTGCTGTTTGTTTTGTTTTAATTGTTTTATCAACGACAACATACTCATATTCCCCATAAGCGTTTATGGAAGAATTCCTTTTTGCTTTTATTAAAACTGGTATTAGTGGACATCCCCTAACCTTAACATCTCCGGAAGACGGTGCTGTTTTGAATCTAATTATTTTCTCTTGATAGTTCCACAGACAATCGTATTCGTCCTCGCTATCTATAAAGTCAATTCCAACTGTTTTTTCAACGCTATTTACCGTGACAACGGGTTTTGTATCATATCTATAGGGAAGTTTAAATGTTTTTGTGGTGCCATCTCCAACACCAACTTTATCTTCTCTTTCGTCCCCGACATATTCTCCGCCCCTTACATAAAGAACATTTCTTAATTGCGTATCGTCTTCTTCAATCACTAAACTATTAAAGATATAGTTGCCACTTGTATCATCAAGGTTAAATGCGGCAGCCTCTCCAGTTTTCTTGTTGAAAAAATGAATATCTTTATCATAGTCCACATACCAATCAAACCCAATTAGGTCTGCAAGTTGTTTTAAGCAGCTTGACGGAGTCTGGTAATTAAAAAGAATATACTCCAATTCTGTATTTGTTTCTTCAACATTCTCCGATGTAAAACCGGGACAATATTTATCTATAATGTCTATTACAATGTCTGAAATTTTTTCATTCTCGTAGGTATCAAAGACAAGTTTTTTGTCCATTAGGTGGGTATAGTCTTGACAACTAACCCGATAAGAAATCAATCTTCCCCCCTTAATTACTTCTTCTATTTTAATAATCTCGCCCCCGAAAATCTTTGTATCCCCATCGTAAACCTCAACCTGATTTCCGACAAATGGTTTATATGGATTTTCAGAATTTACACTAATAGAAAAGAAAAGGCTATCAACTTCTCTTGTCAATGCGGTTATGATTTTAAATGATTGCCACTCAATTAACTCGGTTCTGTCTATGTTGTTTATTTTTATTATCATATTCTAAAATGCCTTTTTAGTTTTTCTATAATCAAATCTCCCATCTCCACCGCAGCATCTTCAGACAAATAATAACCGCCATTTATATTTAGCGTAATTCCGCCACCACCCCCCCTTCCGCTTGGGGTAACCGTTTCTCCACGATGCAACAGATACAATCCCGTTCTCGGAACATTTGGTATTCCAAATTGACCGCCCCCGAATATCTTTTCGCCAACCCCCCCGACAAATCCGCCAATGATGTTTATAGCATTGCTTACAGCGTTTTTTACACGATTAACCAGATTAATTATTGCCTCAACCTTGTTTGTAATTGAATTGTATGCGTCTTGAAAAATTCCAGTTATGCTTGACCACAATTCTGAAAAGAAATCTTTAATTCTATTCCACGTTGTTGTTATTTTGTTTTTAATTCCTGTAAGCCAATTTTCAATTTTATTAAGAATGGAATTTATCGTTTCTTCAGTAATAATCTTTATTCCTTCCCAAGTTAATTTAAAAAATTCGGAGATTTCATTCCACTTTTTATAAAGCAAAACACCGATAGCTATTAAAGCTGTTATTGCAACAATAACCAATCCAATCGGAGAAATTAAAAATGTTAAAACCGCAATCATTCCTCCAAATCCCGCAATTAACGGCCCGATAACAAGACCAAGTGTTCCAATGGCGGCAATAATTCCGAATATAGCAGCAACAACAATAAAAATTATTTTAACAAGGTCTGAATGTTCTTTTGCCCACTCTTGAATCTTTGTAATGATTGGCATTATTTTTTGAATGAGCTGATCTAATATGGGCAGAAATGCTTCCGCTAATGCGTACTGAACCCCCATCATTCCCCCCCTCATTTTTGTCATTGCGTCATTTAACTTCGCAGCTTTATTTGCCGCCTCTTCGTCAAAAACTATTCCCAGATTTCTTGCCTCTTGCCTCATTGCTTCTATTCCCTCTTTTCCAGCCGCAAACATTGGCAATAAATCTGTCCCAGTTTTTCCGAATATATCCATAGCCAAAGAAGCCCTTTCCATTGGGTCTTCTATTTCCGCTATTCCTTCTGCTAATTCAAAAAATGTTTTTTCTGGACTTGCATTATCAAAATCTTCAACGCTTAATCCGAGCTTATCTATGGTTTTTGCCATTGCCTCATTTCCGTCTCTTGCGTCTGAAATAAACCTGCTCATCTTTTTAATGCCGGTTTCTAATCCCTCTATGCTTGCCCCAGAAAGGTCTAATGCATATTTCAGTTCAGACAAAGATTCTGTGGCAAATCCCGTTCTTAAAGCCATTTTTTGAACCTCATCTCCCGCCGTAATATAATTTTTTACAGATAAAGCAACAGCTCCCGAAACTGCCGCAAACCCAGCAGTTCCCACCATAGCCATTTTTTTAAATGCTGGCTCCATGCTTTTAACCTTGTCTTGAACCGTATCCATCTGGTCTTTAACCTGATTTAAAGCATTTTTTGCATTATTTTCCGCATCTATAATAAATTTCAAACTATAATCTGCCATTTTGTTTTTTATTTTGCTTTTTTATTTCTTCGGAATCAATCTCAAGCTTATCTTTGAGACAATCAATAAACCATCTGGGCTGGGATTGAAATGTATAATAATCCCAACCCATTAGTTCACAGATTGAAACAATTTGCATTTCCGAAGTTAATTTCCCGAGCCGATACCATCTTCTGGCTTCGATTCGGGAATGGTAAAATTTTCTCCACTAACAACCTTATCTACCTCTTTTAATATGAAGAGATAGTCCTCTTTTCTCATTGATTCAATTTTTCCCAAGATTCCCTCTTTGCTTCCGTCGATAGAAATCACGATTGTTTTAATGGCGATTTCTGTTGATTTTCTTGTTGCTTCTCCAGCGTTTATTTCGCTCTTAACAATTCCCTTGTTGGAATTGCTGGCTTCCAATAAAACCTTAATATCCTTAATCGGTTTTTGAATCTCCTCGTATTCTTTTCCCGTAATCCATTCTTTTAACTCAACAACATTCTTCCCGAATGGGGTGATAATTGTTTTTGTGTCCATAATTTTTTAAAATTATGTAGTTATATATTCTGCTACCTCATTTGTTACTTCGGCCTTTATTGTGCACCCTTCTCCATCATCGTATTCTGCTACAAAATCTATTCCCTCTTGGGCTAAATCGTCTATTGGCGTTTCAAGATTCCAGTTGTCCACCCTGAATCTCGGAATCAAAATTTCAATTTTATCTGAACCTTCTCCAGAAAATGTAATTAACATTCCTTGTTTTTCAAGGTTGGCAAAAGCAGATTTCTGGGTTTCATTTTCAAATAAAATCTTGAAGTTTCCAGTCACTCTTAAACCCTTCCAAACAATTCTATCAACATCATTGCTTCCGGGAGCATAAATCATTTCTGCCTCATTGTTAATTGTTAGGGTTAATTCCCTAATCTTATATACTGGCCAGCTTTCCGGACTTTCGGGGCTTTCCAAATTGCCGATTCTAACTGTCGCATTTCTAAATGTGTAGTATTGCAATTCTGTTTCCGTTGGATTTCTTTCCTCGTCTGTCGGATATTTTGAAAAGATTTTTGCGGTTAATGTTGCGACATCGTCAGCAAAATTCAATTCCAAAGTATCAACAACGGAATTAGCGAATTCAACACTATCAACAACCCTTCCCCTCCAAATGGTTGCCGTTAATGGGTCGCTACTCGCTCCCTGTGTAACAAGGTGAGTTGGGGCCCCTGTACTATCTATATTTCCCAATGCCAAAGCCAACCAATAGGGAGCAGTGGTTGGATCTAAAACAACTTTAATGGTTCCCTCACCCCATTTTTTACCCTCTACAGAGTCATTGCCCTCTGCATCTCTAATCCCCTTTGCTTGAGAATCAGAAATTGGAGTATGTCTCTCTACTAATGTGCAATCAATAAAGGGAATATAATGAGTTGGTTCTTTTGGGGTTCCCGGTGTTTCTTCTATCGCTATCCCCAACTGATTACATCTACCTATGTGTGCCATATTTTTATTTATTTTAATTTTTAATTATCTTCTTCGACCTTTTGTATTTTAACTTCAGCTATTATATGAACCCGAATCGATGTTTCTAAAATTATCCGAGTTGCTGAAGAATCATATTTTTTTATTGTTTCAACTGGCAGAACCCTTAATACATTGCTTAATCCCAAATCGTTGTTTTCTCTAAACAGATTTTCTATTTTCCAAGCCCTGTCAGCTGTCGTTATTTCTGCATTTTTTCTACCCTTGAAATCTTCTAACTTTTCCTGAACTAATGTTATTTTATATTTAAGATAGACATTATCTTGCGTATTTGTAAGTTCGCTTGATTCATTTCCTTCCCATGTTATAAAAATATATGGATATCCTGTTGGATTAGATTCTGGATACTCATAAACCCCCTTAATCTCTGGGATACTTTCTAATAGGCCTATAATTTGTTTGTTTATTAAATTTATCATATAGTTTATCGCTCTAATTGCCCCGCAGCTGGGGTTTTATGCTAAAGTGGTATAATTTATCC